CACCAACACATACGAAACACTCCTGAATGCAGGATATGATCGTTTCACCGCACCTTTCTGGGGTGGTTTTGACGGGTTCGATATTACGAAGCCCGACCCACTCTATAATAAGGGCATTACTGATATCAGCACTCCCACAGAAGACAACTCTTACGCTTATCACACATTTAAGCGCGCAATTGACACTGTGGCTGATCCAGAATACATCAATATGAACCTACTCTCTGTTCCAGGACTGACTGTAGACGCATTGACTGGNCACGCGATTAACGTGTGCGAAGAGCGCGCTGACTCTCTGGCTGTTATTGATCTAGCTAGTGTTTACTTGCCAAGTCACGAACAGTACGCGTCTGATGCCTCTACCCGAATTGGAACAACTCCAACGCAGGCTGCTAACAATCTCCGTGCTCGTAGAATCGATTCCAGCTACGGCTGTACATTCTACCCATGGGTTCAAACCCGAGATGAATCCACTGGACAACTTGTGTGGATCCCGCCATCTGTCGCCATGCTGGGCGTCCTTGCGAGTTCAGAGAAGGCCTCGCAGCTTTGGTATGCCCCAGCCGGCTTCAACCGCGGTGGTCTCACTGACGGCGCTGCAGGCATCCCGATTGTGAACGTCACCGAACGATTGGTTTCAAAAGATCGCGATCTTCTTTATGAAGCGTCTATCAACCCAATTGCTTCTTTCCCATCCACAGGTATTGTGGTCTTTGGACAGAAAACTCTTCAAGAGCGCCAATCTGCACTTGATCGTATCAACGTGCGCCGATTGGTCATCTACTTGAAAAAGCAGATCTCTGTTCTATCTACCCAGGTCCTATTTGACCAAAACGTCCAATCTACTTGGAACCGTTTCAAGTCACTTATTGAGCCTTTCTTGGCAAACGTCAAGGTTCAGTATGGTATTACTGACTATAAGTTGATTCTTGATGAGTCAACTACAACTCCTGATCTTATTGATCAGAATATCATGTATGCCAAGATCATGATTAAGCCCGCCAGGGCAATCGAATACATCGCGATTGATTTCGTGATCGCATCTACGGGTGCATCTTTTGAAGACTAAAAAAGATAATAACACTATTTACAGTTATAAGGAGTAACACAGTATGGCATTCTGGTCTGAAAATTTCGCTGAAGGGGCACTATTAGAGCCCAAAAGAGCATTTAGGTTTAAGGTTGAGTTTACAGGTCTAGATTCGGCCGCAAACGGAGGTACCTCAATCGCATGGTGGGCAAAGACGGCAGCAAAGCCATCTTTTGCAATTAGTGCGGCTGAACACAAGTATCTTAATCATACTTTCTGGTACCCTGGAGCTGTTACTTGGAATGATGTTACTATCACCTTAGTCGATCCGACTAGTCCGGATATGGCGGCTACATTGGCCTCTATCGTAGAAGTTGCTGGCTATTCCCCACCCGCCAACGCCAACGATCTGACTTCAATGTCCAAGGCTCGTTCGGCGAATGCGCTAGGTAGTGTAATAGTTACTCAAGTCGATGCTGATGGCAACGAATTAGAGAAATGGACTCTGTGGAACGCATTTATCACAGAGCTTAAGTTTGGCGACCTTACATATGGAGAAGATTCTTTGACGGAACTTAGTGTCACTCTTAAATATGATTGGGCGCGCCTTGAAGTCACCGGCGATGGTTCAATTGCAACCGCAGCTAGCGGCGAACTCGAAATATTTAACGTTTAATAACAAGAAGAGAGGTGTTATTTGTCAAGAAATCAAGATAGGCTCGGAGGCGGATCCCCGCAAGACTCCGCGCCTCCCGCACAGCTTGCACAAGAGCAAGCAGGATCCTTTTCGTTTGTAGTTCCCACAGAGTTTGTAGAATTACCATCGAAAGGGCTATTTTATCCCGAAGGTCATCCACTGCAGGATCAAGAGACCATCGAAATCAAGCATATGACCGCAAAAGAAGAAGATATGCTTACCTCCAGGGCGCTGCTCAAGAAAGGCATCGCCCTCGAACGAGTATTAGCGAGTATTATCATTGATAAGCGCATTAACCCTAATTCTTTATTAGTAGGCGACAGAAATGCTGTTTTAGTTGCCACACGTATCTCTGGTTACGGAAGTGAGTATGCGACAAAAGTAAACTGCCCGCAATGTAATGTATCTAACGACCATACTTTCTATTTGCACGAACTTGAGACCAAAGAACACGGTCAGTTTGGCGGCCTCGATGTACGCTTCAATGAGGAAGATAAAACATATACCACCAGGCTTCCTCGGCTGGGCATAGACACGACTTTCAAGCTTCTTTGCGGAGCAGATGAGAGAAACCTCCTATCCCAGATAGAGTCCGCGAGGAAGAAGAATCGAGAAGAAAACACGGTTACCACTCAATTACGCCAAATGATAGTCGCGGTCAATGGTGATGAGGATGGCCAAACAATTAACACGTTGGTCAACAATATACCTTCGATTGATGCGCGGCACTTAAGAATCGTATACAGGCTTTGTATGCCAGATATTAATATGGAACAAGAATTTACGTGTAACGACTGTGGTTATGAGCAGGAAATGGAGGTACCGCTCAGCGCGGACTTTTTTTGGCCTGACCTCTGATTATATGGAGAACGTATATGAGCAGTTCTTCTTTTTGAAATATTCAGGAGGCTGGTCATTTAGCGAGGCTTATAATCTCCCGGTCGGCTTGCGGACATGGTTTGTTGATCGTTTAGTACAACAACTCGAAAGAGAGCAGGCCGTAATTGACAAAGCGTCCCAGGGAGGCGGGGGATCTAATTCGCAGACCCTCACCCCATATAACAATCCCATGGGACCTCAAGAAACCAATAAACCCTAGAAATAAGACAGAGCTTTGGCTTTGTCTTTTTTTTATTCTACTATTTATTGTATAATCCAAAAGTGAGGATACCTGTATGGCAAAAAAAGGGCCCCTTGATGCTGAAGAACAAGCGAAGCTCAATGAACTGATGGCGGAGGGTGCCAGCATCACCGACGCCGTCAACAAGCTCAACGAAGCGCGCGAAGGAACTGTCGAAAGAACCACAGATCAGATCAAGNANCAAAACGCAGAGTTAATCGGCTATCTGGCAACTATTGAGAAGATCACAGCTTTTGATGACGCTCGCGAGCAGCATGCCGAAGTACAACTTAAAATTTTAGGAAACATCCGGGAGCAACTGCAGAACACTCTTAAGGACAAGCTCGCAATCGGCGAAGCCGACGACGAGGCCGTCGCGGCTATTCGAGAACAGCTTCACCTGAATATGCAAAAAGAGGTGGCGATAAAAGATACCCTAAAAGCCGTCCGAGAAATAAACACCGAATCTGCTGAACAAGTTGTCCTTAGCGATAAAACTCACAAATTAGCCAAAAAGATCGGCATTGCGTGGGCGGAAGGCCTTAGCACTCAGATGGCGATAAACGCTGTCTCGAAGCACGGAATGAAACTCCTCGATACGGGTTTTGGTAAGTTTACGAGTACCATCAAAGACATGGTTTTTGGGGTGGATAAAGCTACTAAAGCTTTCACACGTCAATTCCAGATGGGTGAAGAGTATGAGGAGCGGTTGAGAGCCCAAACGAAAGCTATGAACCAGTACGGGGTTTCTGTAGAAGAGGTTAGTGCCGCACACACATCACTGATCAAAGGTATGAGCAATTTTGTGCTGTTGTCGACAACACAGCAAGATATGCTCGGCAAGACTGCGGCTCTCGCCCAAGAACAAGGGGTTGCTTTTGACGATATGGGAAAAGGAATGCATGCATCGATGAAATTCTTCGGTGAAAGTGCCACCGGTGCCGATAGAGTTTCTAGAGAATTGATATCGACAGCCAAAGCTCTCGGCTACGCGCCGGGAGAGCTTGCGTCTAAATTTGGTACCATGGCCAATCAGTTTGCAAAATTTGGAGACACCGGTGTAAAAGCATTTAAAGATGTAGCTCGTATTTCCAGGCTCACTGGGTTTGAGATGGAAAAAGTGCTAGCACTTGCTAATAAGTTTGACACATTTGAAGGCGCCGCCGAAATGACAGGCAAGCTTAACGCTGCATTGGGCGGAAACTTCGTGAATGCCATGGACATGATGATGGCTACCGATCCCGCCGAACGTTTCAATATGATTAGAGAATCATTAGAGAACGCCGGCCTCTCCTTCGATGAAATGTCCTACTATCAGAAGCAATTTTATGCTGATTCTCTGGGACTTNGCGATGTGGGCGATTTAGCGCTTATGATGTCTGGTCGTATGGACTTGATGTCTGGCTCTTCAAACGAAAGCGCAGAGAGTTATGAGGACATGGCCACAAACGCACAAAAATCAATGAATATCCAGGAAGCTTTTACCGCGATACTTCAGGACAATGCGGACACATTTATTAGTCTTGGAGAAAAACTCAATGCGTTTACAAAGAAGGTCCTTGAGAACAAGCCCCTAGTCGAAAAGATCATCGCGGCCTATATAGGATTGAAAGTGGCCACCTTCGCCAACACCGTGATGCAGGGGCGCCAAACAGCCGCTTTGGCCAGAACCAATTCACAGATGCTACTTCAACAGAATCAAATGACGGCACTCTTTTTCACCAAAGAAGAAATGACCGCCGCCAATATATCGCTAGCGGCATCAGAAAAAGCCGTGGGCGCCGCGTCCGGCTTCTCTGTTAAGAAGTTGATCCCGATGGCCTTAGCCATCGGCGCCATAGCAATCGCTATGCAGATGATGTCACCCGCTCGGATCGTTTTAGCTATGTTTGGATTTGCGGCCGGCATCTGGGCTGTCGGCAAAGCCGGCAAAGCCGCCCAACCCGGCCTCCTGGCTCTAGGCTCCGGACTCTGGGCAATTGCGCCTCCCTTGGCTATTATATCAGCATCTCTCGGCCTGGTAATCGCATCAGTTGGAGTGGCTGCAGCAGGATTTGGGCTGATGGGAGCCGGAATGGCTCTGATGTTCAACGCGATGAATCCGAAAAAGACAGCGCAGTTTCTTGCGATTATGGTTGCCGCCGGGATATTCGGATATACAGGCGCCGGCATAGCCGCCGGCGTTGGCTTTG